CGAAGAACAAACCTATATGGGGATTGAACAGTGACGGAGAATGGGACATCCTAACCTTCACAGGCTTCATAGTCCATATAGCCTTCTTTCGCTTTAGCTTCGGTAGTTTCTACGAGCTGATAGAATTAGAAGACTTAGAATAAAACAAAGCCTACATAGACTTAATAGGTCTATGTAGGCTTTTTAGTTTATTTGTTTAATTCATAAACAATCTGATTTATAGCTTTCTGTCGCTCTTTGACTAAATTCTTAGCCTTTTTAGCATTCATTCCCATACCTACCATTCTCTTGACGTCGTGAACAGCACCAAAAGTGTTATTAACAGTTAGAGAAGCGCCTAAGTCACCTAAGCCTTTAACGTAATCCATTCCACCTACGCTTTTAGCTACTGTATCTGAACCAGACAAGAAGTTTTTAAGCTCCTTATGGAACATAAACATAGGGTGTAACTCAGTAGAGAATTTACCGTTAATACCTGTAGCTACTTTATCCAAAGCAATAAGACCATTATCAAACTCACGCATAGCAGGAGTGTCATTACTAAGATTGCGAAGGCTAGTGCCGATAACTTCATTTAAGTTAGCATTATCCCAGTTCTTAGTTTTGCTAAACTTCTTAAAAGGCTTTTCAGTTTCTAAGATAACAGCTAACTCGTCGTTAATTGTAGCATAAGAATCAGACACGTTTCTCAACTTTTCGTTTATGTCCCTTCTAAGTCCTCCGACAACCTTCTCAACAACTGCTTTTTGACCTTCTTTCGTGCCTTTGCCGTCTATTAAATCATCTAGTATCTTTTTAAGTCTGTGTGCATCTGCCCCTGTCAAGGCTTTGTCGGCAGCTTTAGATTGACGATTAAGTAGGTTGTAGACTTCTGCAAAGGACTTTTTAGTCTTAACATCTAGCTTAGACATATCAGGAAGTCCTAGCACACCATCCTTAAACTTAGGCTTTAAGTCAAAAGCATTAGAGATGCCCATTATCAAGGAATCCTTCACCTCTTGCAACGGTATCCTGACTTGAGACAGCTCACCTTTAACAACATCCTTTAAGTTCTCATTCAAAGAGATACGTTTACCTTTAAGAGTGTTTAGTCGTTTAACTATGTCACCACCTATATGAGACAAAGGCGTTCGTGAAGCATTAGACACTGTGTTTTTGGACTGTTGCACCATGTCCTTAGCCATTCTACCCATAACCTTCTTAGTCTCTTTACTTGGCTTTGTAACCAAAGAAGTTAAAGACTGGGGTGTTCCTTTAGAAACCAACTCAACAGCCGTCTTATCAGGCACAACTTGGTTAAATTCGTTAACCTTTAAGGTAGCAAGTTCAGCATTATACTTTAACTCAGGGTTTTTTAACGCATTTATAGCCTCTTGCGCCTTTGCAGCCTTTGCAGCTTGCTTACCTTTAACCACTTTGCTAACAGTTTTAGCAGGTATAGAGCCAAAACCAGTCATAGTACCTATAAACTCAGCAGCTTGTTTACCTTCTTCGCCTAGTACCTCAGCCTTTTGCTCACCAAACGTATCGTTTATAAATGACGACACGTCTTCGGAAGTAGGTAGTAAGGAATCATAATCTTCACTACCTAGCGCCCAAGCAACCATACCTTCTAAGTCACCACCTAAGCCTACCACAGCAGATGTAGCGCCTCTAAGAACAGCCTCAGCCATATCAGCTACACCTTCACCAAACTCAGAAGGGCTTGTGTAAGGTCTAGCATAATCAGGCATAGAAGGGTCTATAGGCTTTCTAAGCTCTACAGGCTCTTCTTCAGGAAACAGATTGTCAACATTATATTCAACTGGTTTTTTATCCTCGTCTGGAAAAAGTCCGTCGATGTTATATTGCATGTTAACCTCCTGCTTGTTTACGAAGCATTGCTTTTATTTCTTCTACACTTCTGTTAGGGTAAAGAGCCTGTGCAGCCTGTACAGCTTGGTCAAAGTCGTTAAAGGTACTTGAAGAGCCTGAATCTTTATCTAAATACTCAGGAACATTACCACCCTTACCTCTAGCTATCTTAGTCTGTATTGTTTCATACTTTTCTAAGAAGTCTTTAAGGTTTTTGTTAAACTGCTCTTTAGACTGTGCAGGGTCTATATTACCTAAACTGTCAATAAGTAGCTGAACTTCTTTCTCAGTAACCTGACCCATTCCCGAAGCACCATTAGCGGCTGCTTCTTTCATAGCCATTAACTGTGTCATAAAGGCTTCTGATTGTAGTGTGGACACGTCAGACGCTATATCATAAGCGTCAGTTCCAGGAAGAAACTGCCCCACTTTATAGCCTGCTGCTGACATACCTTCCCGTTTAGTTTGGATGTTATCAGCTCTTGCTTTCATGAAGTCCATAGTGGTAGTGAAGTCGTTAGTAGCTAACTCAGCTTGTAACACTCTATCTTCACCTAACACATCTAAAGCTATAACTATCTTCTGTGCGTTTCTGTCAGAAGGTGCTATATCCATAGGAAGCTTAGCTATCTTTTCGTTGTACATACGCTGACCTGTTTCAGTCATAGAGCCTAACACACTTTCGATATGTGCGTCTTGCTCCTCTAATGTACGCTTTTTATTCTCTTCTACACCTCTTTGAAGGGTGTTAAAGACAGTAGATTCAACTAAGTTTATACTGTTAGGGTCTACCTCTTGGCTTGTGCCCGCTTTAAAGACCTTTACATTGCCTTTACCATCATTAACAACCCTATAAGACAGTCCATCATCTTTGTTAGTCATTATCTTAGCAGACGGTTTTCCTGTCTCACTACCTAACTTATTCTTTTTGGCTTCATTTTTAAGCTCTAGCGTCTTCTTAGCTGCTTCTGCGAGAGTAGGATTAGCTACAGCATTGTTTTGATAAATAGTCATTAACTGATTTTCATCAGCACCTTTCAATTTACTTTGTAAAGATTCCATCTTCTTGCGCTCAGCTGTTTCTTTATCAATAGCTTGCTTCTGAGCCTGTATAGCCTGCATCTCATTAGCACCCATAGGAGACGCACCTAAAGCACGTGATGCCATGTCTCCCATGCCTGTGTAAGCCTGGACAATCCCAGACAGCATACCGCCGCCTTGAGATCGTTGAGCTACCTGCTGGTCACGCATCTGCTGGTCTAACAAGCGAGCTCGCTGTGGGTCTAACATTGATAATAATTGTTCATTTGGTGTAGCCATAATTAACCTCCTGTTCCTAGTCTTTCAAGGAAATCTTCATATTCTGCGTCAACAGCGGCATCGCCAAAAGAACCACCTGAGTCTGAGTTAATATCTGTACCTCCTCCATAGTTTTCAAACATGGAATCAGTAGGACCAAAAACAGAGCCAAACGCTCCTCCTAAAGCACCGCCTAACCAATCAAGACCTCCTCCTAACATACCTCCAAGAGCCGAAGTGCCACCTGAACCACCTGTACCGCCTGAGCCTCCTTGGGTACGTAAAGCGTTAGTCAAGGCTTCCATCTGAGACTGACGCATAAGCGCTTCAGCATTCATAGCGTCAACAGTACCCATCATACCTTGCTGACCCAAGTTAGCCAACGTCTGAGCCTGTAGTGTACGTGCGTTCTGAGCCATCTGTGTATAAGGCGAAGCACCCTGTAGAGCCGCAAGCTGTTGTTGCATAGGAATACCTGCCGCACCTAACATACCAGTAAGGTTATCAATCTGTTGTCCCTGTAGCATATTACCTAACTGAGCTGACTGACTACCTATACCATATGCTGTGTTAGCATTTTGGAAGTCCTGAGCTGTCAATGTGCCTCCGAGACGTTGAGCGTCTAAGCCCATGCCCATCATACGTTGACCTAACTCTTGCTGTTGAGCTGTTAAGTTTCCACCAATCTGTCCTAACTGACCAGCTAACTGACCTGCTTGTGTCTGACGAGCCGCCTGTGAAGTTGCTAGGTTATCAGCAGTAGATAATGCCTGTAGCGACGCTTGATTCTTAGCTTCAGCCAGTGCTTTCTGCTGTGCAAGCTGTTCAGGTGTTCCACCGTACTGATTAGTCTGAATACCTAAACGACCTTGTGCCGCTAAACGTTCCTCTAAGGCTGTCTGCTGTCTTTCTTCTTCAGGTGCTTGCATAGCACGTATTTGGTCGTAAACGCTCTCAGCAGTCGCTGTAGGAGCTCTCTGCATAGCCTGTTGTGTAAACTGCCCTTGAAGACCACCTACAGTGTTAGCTTGTTGCGCTTGGTCTAACATATTCTGACCAACACCTGCGTATTCACCACCTAGGCGATTAGCGAACTGACCTGAGTTAGCCCCTAGCATACCACTAGCCGCACCCATAGCCTGTTGGGTCATTCCTGACATATTAGGAATACCTTGGCCAATCTGATTAGCCATCAGCTGACCTTGCTGTTGTAAAGCCTGTTGAGTAGCATTAGTGCCAAAGTCCACACCTGAACTTGTGACGCCAATGTTACCTGCGCCTGACTTAACAGTGTACGGACGGAACTCAGCGGCTTGACCAACCTGATTAGAGATGTCAGCGGCTTGTTGTCCTAACATATTAGGTAGCTGACGAATCTGGTCGATACCTTCCTGACCAGCTGTGTAGCTTAAGCCACCGGCAAGGACGTTCATAGGATTAGCGCCTAGTAAAAGACCACCGATACCTGCCGCTCCTGCTAGTTTGTCCATTGTACCTGACGACGTAGTCCCTGTGTAATTAATAGGGTTGGTCGCTGTGTACATTCCTGAGCCCTGCTGAGATGGTATTCCGTAACTGCCGTCATTCGGGTCATAAAGTGGAATAAGCTCTGGTTGCTGTTGGGGTGTTGTTGGGGGCATACGTCCTACGTTAGGCTGTGTCGGAAAATTACCAAACATATCTTGCCCATAAAATAAACTCATTATCGGTTCTCCAGACTTGTCAATCTAATCTTTATTTGAGCTATCTCTGCGTTAATAGAACTCAATGTAGCTTGAAGTGAGCTTAATTGTGACGATAAGCTAATAAACTCACTACGTATATTGTTAAATTCCGTGGAAAACTCATTTCCTCTAATAATTTTACCGTCAGCTCCTGTAGGTAAAGAGTCTTTCTGTGAAAAGTCTGTTGTGATGTTATAAGCCATTAGTATGTCCGTCCTATTAAAACTTGGATGTTTATTTCTTGAAGTGAGAATGCATTTCCTCTGACAGCTGAGTCCACTATTATCTTAAGTAGATTTCCAGAGCCTGTTGCGTTAACTCTCTTTGTTGTAATTAAATCTAAAGGGTTGGTGTATAAAGCATCTGTATTAAATTCATCAACACCAAATTCAGCTGTATCCGGAAGTTCAGGGATGTTTATTGATGAGGCACTCCTAGATGTCGAGAAGTCATATGACCACCCCACAGTACACGTAGAACCTGCACCACCAATTATAGTAGGCGTTATCTTTTTAAGGAACTTAATGCGTGAAGGGTCGCCAAAAGATAATGGATTACTATGATACCTACAAACATAAAGAAACCCGTTGTCTGTGTAGCCTGTGTATTCACTAACACCTAACGAACTACCTAACAACAGCCTATCGTCCTGTGTGACACATGCGCTTTTAATGTCTACGTAGTAAACCCAACGTGTTGCTCTAAATGCCCCATTTTCTAAAGCACCTCTTGTATCAAAACAATAAGCCACATCTTTATGTGTCAATAGTAATAAGTAGAAACCATCTGTAGGCGAATATACAGCCTTTGCATCTAAGTAGTTACCGCCTAGCTCTGAAAGCAAATCGTCTCGTACATTACGACTAATGTCATTTATAGGGTTTGACTTCTCTTGTATCGTACGACCTAGCGCCATAACGCCTCGACTGCTCAGGAACAACAAATCGTTACCTGTGGCTTTAACTGTCTCTCTAGCTATACAGCCCACACCTGACACCGTATCAACTAATGACATATTGGCAGGTGAGTTAGCGTTCTGATAGAGGACAATAGAGTTACGACCAAAGATAGCTAAGTAGTTATTCCAAACAGCCAGTGCTGTGATTTGGTCAGCACCGTCAGGCCATACTTTGTCTAGGTCTAGTGAGCCAGAACTACCAGTAGTCCAGCTGTGACCTGTTAATAAATCAGACCAATATACTTTGTTATACCCTGAGGTTTCGTCAACAGCCCATATACGGCCGAAAGCACTTATGGCTACATTACCCCTAGGCTGGAACGTAGAAGCGCCTGTGACGTCACTGATGGCCTGTAAGCCGTCTGTATCGTTGTATACTAACGTTTCTTGTCCTGCACTAAAGAAGTAAGCGTTATCATTAAAGTTAAACGCTGTGTATCTGTTGCTTCCTACGGTATAGCCAGAAGGAGTTATTTCTGTTAACGTAGTAGTACCTTTAAAAACCTTGCCGTTACCGACACTGAGAATTTCTGTATTACTGTCTTCGTCTTCATATTCATGTATTGTTTCTATCTGATTACTGCCGAGGAGAGTGGTAGAGCCTGTGAGTGTGTAGAAACCCTTGCGAGAGCCTATACGACCAAAAGAGTCTATAACCATATTATCAGCTACTGCCGCATACTGAGGGTCTCCTATCAAAGGACTGTCCTGTGTATTAAGCCCTTTGAATGCCGGTGCAGCTATTGTGATGTTCTGTAAAGGCTGTGCCATGCTTACCCCACATAAAATATAGTTTCTTCAGGATGCTTTGCAGCGTCTAAAGATATAGAGTCAGACAATGACCTATCGGCTGTTAGGAATAACTCAGGAGTTGACGTGCCTCCGGACTCTCCTCGCTCACGAGTAGCCATAGCTGTTGCTAAATGTATAATAGGCAAGTGAGGGATAACGACATTGTCAGTATCTGCTGAGAGCTGTTCAGTTCTTGATACGATGTTAAAGCGTAATAAGTAAACACCATTAGGCGGTGGATAAACATCTACCTGTGTATCACCATTCTCGTCTACACCGTTGAATGTGTAATTACGAGGGCTGCCGCTTTCTGGGTTGACATTTAAATACTTGTCGTTAAACCATGTTTGACCTCTGTATTCCATGAAGTTATTTGACGTGTCATTAATAACATCTAAAACTTTAAGGTTGTTTCCTGAGTCTGTTAGCACATAGTTAAACACACCATCTTCTGTAGTGGCTGTTAGCGTTGTACGTAGTGCCGACCAGTCCCATGCTTCTTCTACTTGTTTCAAGGCGTCATTAACAAATTCACCAATTAACTGTGAATAGCTAGATTCAGAGACGGAACTAACGGTGTCTTCTCGTAAACGTATTAATACTTTGTTTACTAATTGTAAATAAGTCATCGCTTATCCTCTTAAGTATGGGTTAGACAAAGATTCATACTCGAAGCCTTTTGTCATTTCTGAGGGATTTAAAGTTATATTGGTTAAATCCACATATTCGTCTTTTGGTGCTTGTTGTGTGTTACCTGTACCGCCTGAACTTCCACCTAGGAACTGTCCAGCTAACCATTGAGCTCCGTCTACAGCTTTATCGCCTAACCAATCTAAAGCGCCTTCAGCGTCCTCTTTAGTGCCTGGGATAGCTCGTATGACTTCGTCTATTGGTTCATTGACAGTCTCAGCGACTTCCTTAATATCCTCTATCTCACCAGGCAGTTCCCTGATAAACTTGTCAGCTCCTTCATTGACTTCTTTGACAGTATCTAAAACAGGAGTCACTACGTTTTTATCTATAGCATCTATACCATCTTTAAATGCATCTACAATTGGCTGTAAGCTCTCAGGAAGTCCAAAGCCTTCTGTGTCCATGTCTAACTCAAACTCTCCTAAGGCTAAACCACCACCATCTTTAAAGTATGTCTGTATGCCGTTCTGTAGAGCCTCTGCAGGTGTTGCGCCTTTTAAGACGCTATCGGATGCTTTAATAATACCAGTGGCAATGCTGTCGGCATGTTTCATGATTATAGCACTGTCCGGGAAGTTTTCCATTAACGTGTCTGAGGTGAACTTTCCTATACTAGGTAGACCTGATAACTGAAGACCACCTTGTACCACACCTATAATATCTTTTTTATCTATGGCTTCCGCTGTCTTAAGAACCGTGTTCGTAGTGTTTAGCAATTCGGAAGTAGCCTGTAAACCTGAAGCGGCTGATTCCGATAGAGTAGCCATGTGTGCAGTGTCTGATAAAAGTTTAGTGCTCTCACCAGCCGCACCAGCGATACCCCCCATAACAGCACTCTTAAGGACGTCACCGGTATCACCACCTTGTAATGCCGTAACACCGCCTGCCGCAATCCCTTTACCGATACCAGCGGCTATCATAGAGTTACCACCGGCAATTCCAGATATAGCTGAAGTACCTGCTAAGGCAGTCCCAGCACCAGCTGTGAGAGCTATCGTCGCAAGAGGCACTACTACGTCCATAACGTCCATGGCTGTCCCTTCTTTAACAGAAGATAACTGCGAGTACATTATGTTTTCAACTACCTCGTCTACGTCAGTGCCTTCAGAATACGCCCCGGGAGCTTGTGCCCATTCTGCATACTGTTGCGCCTGATTTAACTCAACCTCGCTGGCAGAGCCTTTCCCTGACTGTAACGAGTTATACTGATAGTTTATACCTTCTAGCGTAGAGGGCTTTACTCGTCCTACTTCTTGTATATCTTTTGTAGCTTGAGCTATAAATTCAGATTTAGTTAAAGTTTTATTAGATTCAGGTTTAACAGGGGCTGTAACAGGTGCTTGCTGTGTTGACATATCCACATCAAACGGAGATGAATACTCAGTGCTTGTAGGCGCTAACATACCTGTAGGAGGTGTCGCTTGTTGCTGAACAGGCTGTTGAGTTTGCTGTGTTAACATACCTCTATTGTTAACTATTGCTAATGGGTCTGTAATAGACATGTTATTCCTCTCTATATAGGCTTTAAAGCCTACTTTATAATAATGTTGTTTGTAATTGGCATAACAACATTTCTATTTAACGTTAAAGACTATATAGTAATATTATAGCATAGTTTTTAACAAAAGTCAAGAACTTTCTACCATTTACTTTTGCTAGCTACTATTACCAATTTTTGCATGACCAATATCCTGCCGTTAACTTAGACTTCTTATTATCACATTTGTGTCTAGCGTTAAATGACTTTTTCTTATCTGCCTGATTCTTCTTGACACCCTGTTGACCATAACGAATGGTCTTAATCTTGTCACCTTCTTTAGCCACTACAACGTGTGACTTCGTGGGATGATTAGGCGTTCTCTTGGGCTTATTATACCCGGAGACACCTGCACGTTCTAATCTTGAATCCTTCTTAGTAGCCACGTTAACCTCCTTGGATAATATCGTCATACTCAATAAGACTTACAACTATTTCAACAGCATTATTAGCGCCTGCTGACGCTACAATCTGAGTGCCTTCAGGTAACATTATAAAGTCATTCACGCCACCGCCCATCTTAATAGTTTCTTTAGAACTTAAAGAATAATCACTATATATAGGCGATGAAGCCCCTTGATGACTAATAATTAAATTAAAAGTAGTTGTAGAGCCTCCGTAATTAGTCACATACATCATGACCCATTCCGCTTTTTTGTTATCAGGCACTGTGTAGATAGGCCAGCTGGTTGTGCCTAAAGTACCGTAAGCGCTTTTCTTAATCATTACTTAGCCTTCTTCTCTTTCATCTTAGACTTTTTAGAAGAACACTTGCCTGACTTACACTTTGGAGCTTTATGTACTTTACAATTCATAATTATTTACCTTTTGATTTAATAATACCTTCGAACGCACCGCCACCGAAGTAGAACAAAATGATTGACAACATTATCTCACCAATGTAAAACTCTGAGATAACCTGTCGAATCACCTCTACGTCTGCATAGCCTGTTAAGGACGTCACTAGAACGCCTAGGAAGCTCGCTAAGAACGTAAAGGAGAACATTAGTGCTAAGTATCGTTGAGCTAACTTAAAGGGCGCATAAGCCGTTAGAAGCTCTTTCTTAGCGTCTGTGTTCGCTTTGATTAACTCTTCGTCTGACGTATGGAAACTATCGATAAGGTCTAAGCCTTTCTCGATGACGTCTCCGCTGCCTAAGATTCTGCTCAAGATACTCATTAGCCTGTTATTCCTGTTTTCATAATCCAAACGGTGAAGCTAACGACACCACCTGTGACAATCCAAAAGACCTTGTCGGCAAACTTAGCAACACCTGAGTTGTCTCGTGCAACTTTGGATGTCTCGTCTAAGTCTTCCTCTAGCTTGTCCATACGAAACTCAAGCCTGTTGAGCTTCCCGTCGTTAGCCGCCATCTTCTCTTCCACACGAGCAATAGACTCAACAACGTCTACTAAGCGGTCTAACTTTTGTTCAATCCTGTTGAGTCTATCTTCACTCATGTCTATTCCTTAGCCTACCAAGGCAATCCTGAAATTACCTGTGGAGCTGCTTGAGCCTCTAAGTCAGCGTCTAAGACACTTTCAATCTGTGCAGTTTCTTCGTCAGTAAACCAACCAACCACTGTAGCTTCGGTTAAATCTTCATAGGCTGTGAAGCCCTCAGACTCTGGGTCTGGTGTAAAAGACTTTGTGCCGTATGTGTTAGCTGTGAAGTCTCCATCGGTCTTTGTAGCTGTCCAGTGTGCTACTACAACACCGCCGTCTTGTGTGCGTTCTAAGTTTACAATGTTAATCATGTTTGTTTTCCTATAATGCTGAAATAATAAATGCTAGTAGTTCAGGGTAGCGAACACCTAAACGTGTACGTTCTTCACCTGTTTCTTCGTCTGTCCAAGTAGATGAAATAAACATAGCGTAGCGTCCTGCGTCCAAACCCTCGGCTGTAAATGCGTCTTGTAAGTCTTGTGCAATAATACCAAAGTGAATACGAGCATCATCGCCTTTCTCGGCTACTGAGTCTTTCCAACGAAACTTGCGTAACAAACCTTTACAAGCCTGTGCAACACGTTGCTCTGCGTCGTTTAAGACTTCTATGTCTTGCTTTTCATTACGGTCAGAAGTTTGGATTGTGCCGTTGGTTGCGTAGATGTCGTCAAAACGTCTATTACTTATACCTAAATCCCGAAGATTGTCTGGGGTAGGATAAAAAGCAGTAGGAGACCAAGCATAAGCAACAGTACCTCCTAATGAAAGGTAGCCCGCTCCGCCTTCAGAGGAAACTGCTAGAAAAGCGCCTCCATGACTACCAATCGACCCAACTGTTGAGCTATCTTTGCGGAACTCAATAATACTACCATCAGTGGATAATCTATTGAATATAGACCGTTCACTTGTAGCTGTTACGGCTAGTTGCCCGCCGCTTGTTATATAAGCACCGTTGCTAGTTATGACAGCACTAGTCTTACCAACCAACAGATTGCCCGAACTGTCTATTCTGGCTCGTTCTGAGCCACCAGTGTTAAACCTAAAATCATTCCTAGATTTAATTTCAGCCGTGCCAGTAGAATCTTTTAGTGCTAAAGTTACCTCTGTATCTGTACTTTCAAACAAGGCACATTCGTTTGTAGAGCCTGAGTTTACGTGTAGTTTACGCTCTGGTGCGGTGTCTCCAATCCCTACTCGACCTGATGAGTCTATGCGCATGCGTTCTGTGTAGCTAGAGCTTCCCGATGTCATGCCAAAAACTATGCTTGAACCCCAACCAGAAGATGCTCCTAATGAGCCAATATATGAACCCATTGACGCTCCACCCGGACCTCTATTTAAAAGCCCGATGCCTGATAAGGAGCTAGATGAAGCCGCTATATTGTAGGTACTTAATTGAGTACCATAAGGCAGCTTACCTGAGCCTGTAGTTGTGTATCCTGTATTTGTATCATCAGCTGTTTGGAGTTTAACACCCCCACCAAAAGCAGCATTACTTCCGGGGCTTGCTTCGTTGATACCCAAACTCTCAGCACTACTATCCCATACAAATTTTGCGGTTGTGCCAGTGTCTTCGTAGAATGAGACGTCGCCTGTAGAGTGGTCTATTGTAAATCTTTTAGGCGCAATAGTGACTGCATCATTTAGCGACTGTATGCTAAATTTACCTTGGTTGTTTTCAATCTGAGTATTAAGGTCTACAGTGTCAGATTCAAAAAAACGTAGTCTGGGATTTGTTGAGTTTATACTACTAATACCATCAACCGTCAAACCATCCGCAGTCACTGTACCTGTAACGTCAACGCCTGTGGCTGTGGTTTCAATAACATCATTAGAGCCTAAGTCAGCTATATTTCTAGCCTTAGTCATACGTTATTCTCCCGAAGGCTGTGTAGATGCCTGTGCCGCTGTGTAAGCATCTTTCATGTTCTGTGTAAACACTGCGTTGGCAATAGACACTACTTCGTCTGATTCGGCTGTTAAGTCGTCTGTAGGCATAACAACATGTCGATGATACGAGCTAGATAGCTCTGCCCCATCTTCGATGATTGCTGTCTTTGTGCGTACTTGTAAGACTTTGAAGTCGCCTGTTGAGACTACTTCGATTTTGTCTTGTGTTACTTGTTTTTCTAATGTCATTTGTGTTTCCTCGTTTTGTCTGTGCCTAGCATCCACTAGGCGTATGAGTTATGCTGTCATATAGGTAAATGAAAAAGTTAATTCAGCATCATTATCTCCAGTATTTACTTGATTTCCAGGAAAATAAACACCAGCTCTAGTGCTGTTGGTTGTGGGGCTCATCACATTACCAATTCCAAACCTATTCGCACCTGCTCCTAAAAGTATGGTTGCGACTCCTGTATCAGCGAATGTGGAGTTATGTGCTGAAAAAGGCAAAGTTACAAACAACGCTGTTTCTACACCACCGCTCGCTGTTGACACATTAAACGCACCAGTAAGAGTTACTAAACGCCCCACTTTTGTGTATCTTAAATCTCTACTACTATTAACTGTTAAGTTTTTAGCGGTAGACCATTGAGTAAGCGTCCAAGTACCCTCCTCATAATCATCCAACTTATTAGCCGCACCAGTACCGCCAAGATACACACCGCCAGATAGGTAGAGGTCTTTGAAGCGTGAAGATGAGAAGCCAAGGTCAGTTTGATTATCAGAGCGAACCCCTGCCATCATTGGCAAAATACCTACCGCCGCAGTTTCTAAACCACCCTCAGAAGGACTATAGAATGCAAAGTTACCGGCAGAAGTTGTACCAATCGACCCAACTGTTGAGCCGTCTTTCTTTAAATCCACAATAGAACCGTCGGTAGACTTACGGTTTACGGTAATAACCGTTCCTGAGTTTGCCGTTCCTTGAGTTGTTGTAGCGTGAACAAACCCACCGCTAAACGCTTGAAAGCCATCTGTGTTAAAGTTTGTAGAAGTCTTACCAACCAACAAATTACCACTAGAGTCTATTCTCATGCGTTCTGTAGAGTTAGTTTGAAACCTAACTAAGTTGGCAGCCCCACCATTTAGATTTAATCCAAATCCACTATCATCACCGTATGTAATTATTTCACTGCCTTTATTATTCAAGACAAAAGATTTTGTATAATCTACATTAGTGCCTAATGTTGTGTAATACGCTCCACTTGAAGATGTCTGGCTAAACGCAGGACTGTCTTTACGTAAATCTAATGTATTACTAGGACTACAACCAATACCAACATTCTCACTAGCATCAATAGTAATTGCTGTAGACGTAGCGTTGTCGTCAATACCAGTGGATGTAAACGTACCAGTAGACAACTCAGTCAACCCTGTAATACTACCACCAGTGATAGCTACATCAGCACCTGACTGACCTGCAAAGTTACCAAACACTTCAATCTCAACAATGTCACCAACTGTAGCGCCACTGCCTAACGTAACACTGTTACCCGGAGCGTCTATTGTATAGTCTGCATCAGTTAAACGTACACCGTTAAGATAGACATTTACCAAGCCTGCTTTGTCAATCACTAGCGTATTAGTGTTATCATCGCTACCGCTAAACAGAACCTGTGAAGCCGTTGCAGTAAATACAAAGTCAGACTTAATGCCTTCGATAGAGCTTGATGCGTTCTGCCACTCTGTGCCACTATAGACTTTCATAACGTTGTTAGACGAATCAAAGTACATAGCCCCAGTTAACAATGTATTACCATCGTTATCCGTAGTAGGGTCTGAAGCCTTAGCACCTAAGTAGCGGTCATCAAGACTGTCCCACGCACTCTCAGCACTACTAGCACTTGTAGATGCACTAGCCGCTGATGTAGCAGCCGCAGATGCACTAGAGGACGCTGAAGAGGCTGAAGAGGCCGCAGCAGATGCACTAGCCGCAGCAGCAGTCGCTGAGGATGCCGCATTGCCCTCTGAAGCCGCTGCATTAGTTTCTGAGGTAGATGCACTGCTTGCTGAGTTTGCAGCGTTAGAAGCCGATGTAGCAGCCTCTGAAGCCGATGCAGCTGCTTCCGTAGCACTACCTAAGATAGTATCTACGTAACCCTTACGAGCTAACTCATCGTCAGTTGTAGGGTTAGCTGTAGAAGTCACAGAGTTAACACCCATGACTAAGTTACCTGTTAGGGTATCCCCTGCTTTGCTTACTTTAGTATCTACTTGGTCATCGACATAAGCTTTACGTGATAAAGTATCATTAGACGAAGGGTCAACACTAGAGGTAATCTCATTACTACCCATAGCAATATCACCGGTCATAGTGCCACCGGTTAACGATAGTTTACCTGCAAGGGCTGTAGTGATTGTAGCCGCAAAGTCCTCATCGTCATTAATAGCTGCCGCTAGTTCATTAAGCGTGTCCAGAGCCGCAGGAGCACCATCAAGGATATCAGCAATGGAAGCATCCACATAACCCTTAGTAGCAGCATCGTCGTTGTCCGTAGGAGTATCTAAGCCTGTAACCTTATTGCTACCCATAGCTAAATTACCGGACATTGTATCACCGGCTTTATTGAGCTTAAGAGTGTCTACAGAGTCTACATAACCTTTGGTCACAACATGACTAGCTAACGTACCCTGAGTAGAAAGCGTAAGACTGCCTGCGACACTAAAGTCGCCTGAAGTTGAACCTGTAGATAATGTTGTATTTCCTGTAACAGCTAACGTACCACCAACGGTGGCATTATTAGTTACATCAATAGCGGAAGGAAGGACACCTATCTCTACGATAGTACCTGAGTTATTAGTATATAGTTTTTTATCTACTGTGTTAATCGCTAGTTCGCCAGTATCTAAATCAGATGTGGTAGGGACTGCGCCAGTAGTGGTAGAACGTTTGATAAGTATTTTTGAAGACATTACCTATTCCTGTTTTGGTGGGGTCAATGTTAATAGTATAATTAACTTTATAATAGAGCCTCCGAAGAAGCCCTATGAAAAGCTAACTAGCTTATGCAGGTAATGCGATTAGAACACCTGCTTCTGGACGGTAAACGTCTAAGCCGTATAAAGTATCAGCAGTATATAAAGTTGCTAAGAACTCTTGCTTGTACTGAGTCTGTGAACGTACAGCCATTTGCTCGCAAAGAACCATAGCGTCACGGTGCATTAAGATACCACCTTTAACACCAGTTTCTAAGACTGGGCAGTTAGTTGATACATATACGTCAATACCGTATAGAGTACCAATCTGACCATTCTGTACTGAACGACCATCTACGAAGTCTGAAGAGTTATAACGGTCGATACCACGGATTTCGTTAACAGCACTAGGCGGAATAACTAGAACTCGTGAGTCCATAGGAACGTTGTTGTCGTCTAAGATTTGAATAAGGTCACGGAAACCTTTGTCATTAAACGCACCAACATCAGCAGTACCATCAGCGTCATATGCTTCAGCAGCACCAGAAGTAGTGTTGAACTGGAAAGCACCAGAGTGAACGAAAGAACTACCATCGCCATCACCGAACTTCTTCACAAGAGCGTGTAGGTCATTATCAATCTTAGTTGCTAATGCGTAACCTGCGTCGTCTGTGTAGAACTTACGTAATGAATCAAACGCTTGAACATCAGTGATGTCTTCAATAAGACGTGAGTATTCAAAGTGGTTGTTAATAGTGATGACTAATTCATCGTTAGCATCCTGTTGGATAGTAACTGTATCGGCTGCTGCTTTAGCACTTGCTTCGCCACGGGTAGGCTTAGGAATGTGCATAGTGTCGCCTTTCTTGCCTGTCATAGGCATCTTCTGTACTAGGTTAGCTAGAACTAAAGATTTCTTATAAGCCGCAATGACCTCATCAGACCACAATTCTGGGATAAAATGAGTTGCATTAGCTTTAGTAACTGTGTTACTGGTTGAAGGTGTTAAGTTTGCCATTAGAGTATTTCCTCAATAAAATTAAAAGTTATTTGACTCGACCTTCAGCATAGGCTTGGCGTATCTCGCCTGCTAGTGCCTGATAACGCTGTGGGTCTTTTGCCATTAGTTCTACAATATCTGCACGTCTGTAGATTTTACGTGAAGGACGTTCAGCACTACCACGGGTATTGCCTGTAGATGCACTCTTTACTGATTGCTTACGAGCTGTTGTTTCCTGAGCAGTGGCTTCTTTAACCATACTTTGACGCTCTTTCCACAAGCTAAATAACTCGTCAGCACTATCGTAATCAAACGCATCAGCGTTCCGTAGTAACTGTGTACGTACCTTAGATTTCCCTACCCAATCAATGAAACCTTGGTCAGATACAATTTGTTTAAAGTCAGGATGCTCTGCCTTTAGTTTTGCAACAGTTTCTTGTTGCGCTAATCGAGCTGACATCTCTTTGCTTTGTTTAACCGAAGGGTGGTTATCTAACATTCTGCTGATAGCTTCTTTAGGGTTCTCAAAGAAGTCTAGTTCATCAAAATCTTCCTGCGTAACTTCTTGTGCAGGGGCTTGTTGTTGTTGGTTGACGGTTTGTGCTCGTATGAAGTCATCAACGACCTTACGTAACTCACCTACTTCCTGTGATTGCTTGCCTAGAAGCTTTTCAGCGTTCTGGTGCATTGCAACAATATCTTTAACGTCCTTACCTTGGTATTTGTCTGGAAGTTCATCCTCGTTACCTTGGTTATTGTCATCTTCTTGTGGTTCGTCTTGTTCAGCATAGTCCTCATAACGTGTCTCTTGAGGTTGCTCCTGCTCTTCAGGAGTCTCTAAGTCTGCGTATTGAGTTTCTTCGTTGTAGTCTTCTGTGCGACCATCGTTGGTATTTGCCATTTATTGTATCTCCGTACTATAATAGTATTGTGGAAAAGTATACTTAGTCTCTCTAGCCCACGAGTTTAACTAAGCGTTAGTTGCTGATTCGTGCCCTTGCTCAATGAATTGCTCAAAGTTTAGAATCATACGTATAATGGAAAGTTCACCTTGTACTTTGTATAGGTCTTTCTCATTGGTTAAATAACTTATGTCGTAAGCCTCAGCACGGTCCTCTAGCTCATCAATGAACTGGGACCATCCTGCGGTTCCGAATAAGTCAAAAAAGTTGTTATAATAGATTTCTTCGTCTTTAGTCATGTTATCCTCCTAGGCACAACTGTAGTTTAATATACCCCTATTATAACATATTTTACGCCTTTTGTCAAGCTTTATTCACTCATAGGAGGAATATTTTCTTGACTTTGTGGTTGATTTATGGTAGGCATCTCAGCCTGTCTAACGTTGTTTACTTTTTCAGCAACCTCTACGTCTTGACGCTGCTTCTTAAGTTGTAACTCAGCTATTCTCATACGCTTTTCAAACTCTTTGTCATCAGCATCTCCTTGGTCAAGATTTGTACTGACAGCTTTAATACGCTGAGTCTCTGCGTTATACTGTTCAACCTGCGCTTCAACATTGTACTTCTGTGCTCTAGCGTTAGCTTCGGCTGCCTGTGCTTGTAACGCAGCGGCTGTAGCTTGTTCCTTAGCCATTTGTATCTGAGCCATCTGTTGTTCCATCTGCTGTTGCATCTGAACCATCTGTTGTTGCTGAGGGTTAGGCTGTGCAGCTTCACGCATCTTAGCAATCATTTCTTCACGCTTAGACAAGTTCATGTTCTCTACGATGCTCTCGATAAGCATAGGATACATAGGACTGTCCGCAGGCATAGTCTGTAGTAATTGTACTAACTGTGTTACTTCATACTCACGAGCAATAATACCTAGGCTTGACGTAGGAATAAACTTAAAGTCTTGTGCTTGATATAAGTCAGGAGCAAACTGCATGTAACGCCAAGCTGTCTTCTGAATCATAGGAATCAGGAATAACTCTTGGAAGTTAATCAATGTACGTTTATGTCGTTTAATAATAGCACCTAGGGACATACTAATGCCTGCCGCAGTTGCCTCACCGTTGACACCTCCGGACACACCAGAGGAATCTACAGCACCTGTGGCCTGTTGCACCATCTGTTCTAACTGGCCTGCTTGAGCAAAGGTTACCTGTCCGACCTGACCAAAGTTAAATGGTTGTAGGACTTCAGCAGGGTTACCGTTAGTCAAGAAGACTTTCCCTGGTCTTATCTCAGGCTTCATGCCTCTAGGAAGCCGTGAGGCGTCCACAGCCATCATAGGATGTATAGTTAATGCTAATGCATCAATACGTGCTCTAAGTTCCGTGTCGAGGGCTTTCTGGCTGTTGTAGCCCTTCTCACAAACACCACGGCCCCAGAAGCGACTAGGGACAACATCCCAAGGGAATGCTACGATAGGACGGTCTTGCATCATGTAAGGGTTTTCTTCAACCTTAGCTAACTGACCATTCACTAGAATGACAATAGCTTCGACGTAAGTACTCTCGTCTTCGTCATCACCTAAGTTGACTACCTCTTCGTCTTCCTCTAGTTCGTCTTCCATAGCGGCATTAAACAATGCACGAGGGACTAGACCATAGTACTTAGTTAGTCTAACTTTATCTTCTGGGAATGACGCTAGTTCCTTATCGGCTTCTAGGTCTGTATCAGAGTAAGCCTCGCCAATCTCAATGTCACGATAGACACCTTCTTCAATTAGCATTTCTACTTGGTGTGTAGACACAAACTGGTCCGTAGCGACACCTAAGGCATCTTCTACAGATGTAGCCACAGGGTCAATAAGGAAGTTCTGTGGTAGGATAGGGTTTAGCTTGACAACAAAGCGGTCAGAGATTTCAACACCTACAGCCTGCATAGCGCCTTCCATGATTGGCTGTGTAGCAGGACGCATCTCTTTGACTTCTTCAATGACTAATTCACCTATGCCCGTACCATAGATTGCACCGTTTAGGATACACTCTGCGACAGCCTTAC